ATGCAAACCGTTATTTTTGGTCGTTCGGGTTGCCCTTACTGTGTGCGTGCAAAAGATCTGGCTGAGAAATTGAGCAATGAACGCGATGATTTTCAGTATCAGTATGTAGATATTCGTGCGGAAGGGATCACTAAAGAAGATCTACAACAAAAGGCAGGTAAACCCGTAGAAACCGTGCCGCAGATTTTTGTCGATCAGCAACATATCGGCGGCTATACCGATTTTGCTGCATGGGTGAAAGAAAATCTGGACGCCTGATCGTCTGACAAGCCCTCGCGTTGAGGGCTTTACTGATTTTTTCTGTGCTGTGGTTTAAACAAACTACTGATAAATAAGAAACACAGTGCCCCCAGCGCACACCAGAACACCGCGCTTAGTAACCATGCCAGCTCTTGCCAGAATGAGCGCGTCGGTGAAAAAAACAGCCGCATAATGAGCATTGAACAGGGTGCCGCCAGCATTGCGCCAAATAGAGGTTTCAGGACTTCTCTACGCTGTGAAAAGAAGCTGGCGACTGCTCCAGGAAGAATGAAAAATAGCAAGCCGATTTCAGGATGCCCGGCAGCCCGAAAAGCGCCTTTCATGTGCGTCGCCAGAAAAAGGCACACCACAATGAAGAGGACAAAACAGCAGATTGCCCCCGCCCAACGTTGTTTATGTTTCACTCGTTCCTCCTGACACTGCGTCTATCGAACACATTTTTCGCCAGTGTGGCGTTCAGTAAGATAAAGCCGCTTCGCATTCCATGCTAATATAGGCCAACGCAATTCATATAGCCGTTGATACCTAATGTGATTACACTAGTAAAATATATTGTTACTTTACTATCGTTTAGGTGCGCTGAATGAATCTGCGCCCTGAATTCTGGTAAAAAACATTATCGTAAATTACCATTTCTTTCAACAGCTTACTAGTAAACAAGAAGTTAGCCTCCGTGAATATAAACGTCGCCGAATTGTTAAATGGGAATTACATTCTGTTATTATTTGTGGTCCTCGCGCTTGGGCTATGTCTCGGAAAGTTACGACTTGGTTCGATCCAACTGGGTAATTCCATTGGCGTTTTAGTCGTATCGCTGTTATTAGGCCAACAACATTTCAGCATTAACACCGATGCGCTTAATCTTGGCTTTATGCTGTTTATTTTCTGCGTCGGGGTCGAAGCCGGACCGAACTTTTTTTCCATTTTTTTTCGCGATGGGAAAAATTACCTAATGTTAGCACTGGTGATGGTTGGCAGTGCGCTGGTGATCGCCTTAGGGTTAGGTAAGCTGTTTGGCTGGGATATTGGCCTGACGGCCGGTATGTTAGCAGGCTCTATGACGTCGACACCGGTTCTGGTCGGTGCTGGCGATACACTGCGTCATTCCGGCATGGAAAGCAGGCAGCTCTCACTGGCACTGGATAATCTGAGCCTCGGGTATGCCTTAACCTATTTAATCGGTCTGGTGAGTTTGATTGTTGGTGCGCGTTACTTGCCGAAATTGCAGCATCAGGACTTACAGACCAGCGCCCAGCAAATCGCCCGCGAACGTGGCCTGGACACTGATGCCAACCGTAAGGTTTATTTACCGGTGATCCGCGCCTATCGCGTCGGCCCGGAGCTGGTGGCCTGGACCGACGGCAAAAATCTGCGTGAACTGGGTATTTATCGACAAACCGGCTGCTACATTGAACGTATTCGACGTAACGGGATTCTGGCAAATCCAGACGGTGATGCCGTGCTACAAATGGGCGATGAAATAGCGTTGGTAGGCTATCCCGACGCCCATGCCCGACTCGATCCCAGCTTCCGTAACGGTAAAGAAGTTTTCGATCGTGACCTTCTCGACATGCGTATCGTCACTGAAGAAGTGGTCGTTAAAAACCATAACGCTGTAGGTAAACGTCTCGCACAACTGAAGTTGACCGATCACGGTTGCTTCCTTAACCGCGTCATTCGTAGCCAGATTGAGATGCCGATAGATGACAACGTCGTGCTTAACAAAGGTGACGTTTTACAAGTCAGCGGTGATGCCCGTCGCGTAAAAACCATCGCCGATCGCATCGGCTTTATCTCGATTCACAGCCAGGTCACTGACCTGCTGGCATTTTGCGCCTTCTTTGTTATTGGGCTGATGATCGGGATGATCACCTTCCAGTTCAGCACATTCAGTTTCGGCATGGGGAACGCTGCCGGGTTGTTATTCGCCGGAATTATGCTGGGCTTTATGCGTGCTAACCACCCGACCTTCGGTTACATTCCGCAAGGTGCATTAAGCATGGTGAAAGAGTTCGGCTTGATGGTGTTTATGGCAGGCGTTGGTCTGAGCGCCGGTAGCGGTATTAATAACGGCCTGGGCGCGATTGGCGGTCAGATGTTGATTGCCGGATTAATTGTCAGTCTTGTGCCCGTGGTTATCTGTTTCTTGTTCGGTGCTTATGTATTGCGAATGAACCGCGCACTGTTGTTCGGCGCAATGATGGGCGCACGCACCTGCGCGCCGGCAATGGAGATCATCAGTGATACAGCTCGCAGTAACATCCCTGCGCTGGGCTATGCGGGCACCTACGCAATCGCCAACGTCCTGCTGACGCTGGCAGGGACAATCATCGTCATGGTATGGCCAGGATTAGGATAAAACTGAAGTTGCCCTGAAAATGAAATTTTTTTGCACAACCGCAGAACTTTTCCGCAGGGCATCAGTCTTAATTAATGCCACTGCTTTTCTTTGATGTCCCCATTTTGTGGAGCCCATCAACCCCGCCATTTCGGTTCAAGGTTGATGGGTTTTTTGTTGCCTGAAATTTATACCGTTTAAAATCATGATGTTAGAAGCACTGTTTTTTAACGATGGCGACAAAATGGCGGCAGCGTCAAAGAGAGAGCGCCACCTGTCCAGATTTCATTGGATGCGGCTGAACCGGATTTGACTCTTTAGGCGTTGCAATCGAACGAACAAAAGTTTCATGAGTAACAAAAGTATGGCTGCAGTTAATGTTCTGGCACTGGTTGTAACGCTCTTTGGTCAATGAAGATACCTGAAAACTGCTGCGAGTATGGGCGGCACTTCCACACAGTGGGCAAATCATCATTTTTCGAGTTCTCCCCATTTTTGCTACATTCACAATAATGATACCGTATTATTCCATTTTGCAAACTTAAAAGTTCTCCATTGCGAAGAATCATTCCATTTCGAAATCATCAATCCTCACTTCAAGCTCCAGACTGGTCGTAAAACCGTTATCCGGGCTGACGGTATGTGTCAGAGTCGTAATGGTCCATTCCGCATCATCTATCGGCTGTTTAAAACCACTGACCTTCACAGGCATTTGCCGCCTTTGCCGCCGTACTGGCGAAGGCCAGCAGGTCACGTTTCTGGTCTTCCCAGCTGTCGTCAGGGTTTGCGACGTTCATACGCGCACCACCTTCAACCAGTGCAGCAAAGTCCACAGCACCGTTTTCCATCGGCAACTGTTCGCTGGCAGCCTTGATGGCATCCTGCATTTCGTAAAAACGCGCGGTGCGGTTGCCATTATCGTCACGCAGACCATTGACCTGCTTTGCCACACCTTTCATGGCATCTTCCATGCTGGTATAGCTTTTTACTGCCGCCATCACTGGTGCGCCCATTGCCAGCCCTGCAGCCGTGGTGGTGGCTCCGGCACCTGCAATACGATCACGCACCTCCAGCGAACGGGCATAACTGGCACGCGCCGCATTCATCCTGCGCTGAGCTTCCCCCAGTCGCTTCAGCCGCGCCTCTTGTTTCGAAAGTTCCTGGTTATAACGTGATGTTTCACGGGCTAAACGGGCAGTTGCTCCCGCATCATCTTTCGCAGAAATTCCCGCCCGGTACAGTTCTGCACGCACAAGAGCCGTTTGCTTCTGCAAATATTTTTGTTGTTCTTCCAGGCGTTGGACTGCCAGCGTTTGCCGACCTAAAGCCACAAGATGCCTTTGTGATGGTTGTTCCATCGCCTCCAGCTCAGAGCTAAGCAAATTAGCCTTCTGTCTGGCATAGTTCAGCCTGTCGCCTAACTTCTTGTTATCGGCCTGCAGCTTGCGAAATTTTTCCAGGCTGTTACCCGCCTGATTGAGTTGCTTTAATGCGTCACGGGAGTTTCTGATTGCGCCAGCCAGCTCTTTCGAACTGGCCTGTGCAGCACGGAATGGGCGGGTGAGTTTGTCAACCGCATTAAGAATGACCTGCAGGCGCAGGTTATTATCACTCATCGTTGGCCCCGCTTCTCTGAATCGCTTTATACCGCCATTCCAGCACTTCGGTCAGCGGCATAACGTCAGTAACGGATGGCGGCCAGTGAAAGATGGTGGCGATATCTGCCACCAGATCGTCAACCGTCAGGCTGTCGGTAAACCGGCAAGCACCGACTTCTTCAACAAAAAAGTGACAACCTCAACCGACATGGCTGTGAGATCTGCCGGGTCCATCTCTGCGATTTCCTGTGCAGTCAGTGCCGGACTGGAAATGCGGGGGATCACGGTCATCATCGCGTTCACATCCATATCCATAATGGCCTGCAGGCGTGTACCGCGCAGCGCACCGGACTGCGGTTTACGCAGCACAATTTCGGTAATTTCTGTTTTACCGCGCTTGATAGGGGTATCCAGTTGAATGGTCTTTTCAGTCTGCTTATCGCTCATTTTGTTGTCCTGTAAATTGGGTTCTGGCGCGGAATCCCGCGCCGTTCAGATACATCAGAGGCCGAGGGCGTTGCGGTGCGCTTCCATCAGGTCCACACCGTCCACAATTTCCACCATGTTGATAAGGTCCACTTCATAGAGCACCTCACCATTGATGGTCAGCTTCGCGTAGCTGTTGGTACTGGTCACTTTGGTGGTGTTGCTTTCGCCCGTCTTCCACTCACCGGAATCCACTTCTTTGTGACGTCCACGCACCACAAGCTCCACGGCCTGCACTTCCCCGGTATCGTCACGCTGGATAGAGCCGGTAAAGCGCAACTGGATGCCATCCACCGTGGCTTTGCCCATCTGCTTAAACAGCAGCAATTCAGTACCACCAATGGAAAATTCTGTGTCCAGCGCACTGTCATCAAGCCCCAGATCCACATCCACTGGCAAAATACACCCGACGCGGGTTAGACCTGGATACCTACTGGTTTGTGCAATACGGTATGACAACCCAGCCGTATCAGTTCACGAAAGGCAGCATTTTTCATCTGATGGAACCTGACATCAACCAGGAGATCTACGGCCTGCCAGGTTATCTTTCTGCCATTCCGTCAGCCCTGCTCAACGAGTCCGCCACGCTGTTCCGCCGGAAGTATTATATTAACGGCAGTCATGCAGGCTTCATCATGTACATGACCGATGCCGCGCAGAACCAGGAGGATGTGAACAACCTCCGCAATGCGATGAAAAGCGCCAAAGGCCCTGGCAACTTCCGCAACCTGTTTATGTACTCGCCTAACGGCAAAAAGGACGGGCTTCAGATCATCCCGTTGTCAGAAGTCGCGGCGAAGGATGAGTTTCTGAATATCAAGAACGTGAGCCGGGACGACATGATGGCGGCACACCGTGTGCCGCCGCAAATGATGGGGATTATGCCAAGTAATGTTGGAGGATTTGGAGATGTAGAGAAGGCGAGTCGAGTGTTTGTTCGAAATGAATTAATGCCTTTACAAAAACGATTACAGGAATTTAATGAATGGTTAGGAATTAATATTATCCATTTTGAAAAATATAACTTAATAAACGATGACCCACAATCAACATAGATAAAGCTTAATAAAGGAGGGGGAACCCCTCCACATTGTTAAGTACGTAACATAATTTGCTGTTGAACTTGGATAGGCTGTAAGGTTTGATATTTCTGCCTAATTAGGTTATATAAATCCGGCATTTCTTCAGCAGATAAAGTCACAACAAGAACATATGGTAGTTCTTCTAACTCGTCAACATCAATAGGCATACCACAGTCTCTACCATAGTAGATAATATCAAAGCATGGGTTTGTCAGCTCATTCGGTTTAAATTTGTGTTCACTTCTTAACGTAGTCTCCCATTTATGTGCATCAACACGTTGCTCATTTTCATCTGCATAAACATTTTTTAGATTAAAAAGAGGAAACGTTAACCCGGAACTATCTGAAACACCTTTTCTCATGGTTACTTCTAGACCGCTTCTTGTATAATTCAAAGGATGTTCCGCATCAACAGGACTGGAAAAACAGAATGTCGCTCTTAAATTTACACATCCACGCATAGGTACATCTGGAAACGGAATAGGTGCTCGCATGTGTTGTGATGGTTTTAAAGTACCTTGATATATAACTTTAACTTCATCATCATCACAAAATATTACTTCACTAAGATCATGAGGAAATCGTCCCCAACCAACTTCAGCACGATTGATATTATTGCTCTCCGCATGATGTATAAGCAGAGCTTTAGCCGTAAGTGGTGTAATGTTGTAATTTAGAGAAGCACTTAACGCGATTGCTTGCCTCAGGACTAATGGAGCAGAAAAGCTAGTCCCCGCAGTGCGGGCAAGACCATTAACCATAGGGCTGTATACCTGGAATGGCTCATCAGAATGTCCTCCAAATGCAACTCCATCAGGCTTCACAAAGCCAGGGCTTCGTCCAGGACCAATACAACTGTAAGAACATCTTTCCCAACTATCAGATAAAGAGGTTGCTGCACCTACTGACAGACCATTAACTAAATCAGCAGGTGGTTGAATTCGATTTAACTTGGCAGGCAGCTGACCATCATTTCCAACCGCGACAGTACAAAGTGTTTCTCCTGATGCAAGTATCTCCTCAAGAGTTGAGGTCCACACATGCACGTCATCGTCATCAACAGGTAATCTAGGTCCTAAGCTCAGATTGATATAATCATATTTTTTTTGTTCTAATACACTTTTAATACGGATCAGAACGTCAAAAAGATCGACATCTGAGTTATTAACATTGGAATCCAGTACACGATAATGGTCAATATTACAATAAGGAACACTTAATTTTTCCGTTTCAGAGCCAAGAACACCAAATAACACAGTAGAGGTGACATCCTGTCCATGAGAAAGAAGTTTTGCATTAGTACTAGCATTACCGTTGAAAGTGTACTCTGTTACCCAAGGATTGAAATCATCGATCCCCAATCCACCATCGAATATGGCAACCTTTATGTGTGGGTTTACCGCTCCTTCAGATGGTAAACTAAGGTTAGATGTTTGAATCACAGAACGTGATATAACAGGCTCACTTAGCCTTAATTCAGGAAGTTCTCTCAAAGTCCTGAGAAATGAAAACTCTGCAACTTTTAAAGCTACATCTTTACTAGCCTTAATAGGCATAAAGGTTAGCCCCTTAACTTTTATACTTCTTGCCTTATCTATAACAGCACCATTTTGCGAAGCAAAAACTTCAAAACTATCGACAATAGAGGAACTTGTATCAGGAGTATGTAAGGCGACCTCAATACTCATAACTTCATTGCTATTAATCGTTTTTACTTTATCTGAAACTTCCAGTATTGAAATATTTTCTAAGGTGACAAAATCATTTTGCTGCCCTTTCGTTAGGGTATCTTGATTTACAGAGTCTAAGAATGATTGAAAACTTTCTTTTTTGCCAGAAACATAAATACACGCTGTAGTGTATTCCTCTTTTCGCCCTCTTTTTTTAATATCTTTTCTAGGTTTTACTTTTACAGCCTTACTGCCTATGCTTTCTAGGGAAAATCGCTCAAAAAGACTTACTGGAAAATAACTTTTTGCTAAGAATGCCGGATGCAAAACAAATTTTGCTACAGCCTTACCTTCAGGCATTGCTAACAATGGAAGGGTATTAATTTCCTCAATCAACTCTTCCAGTTGAGCAGATATCACTGGTTTATTTTCTGAATAAGAGTAAGGTTTATTCTTTTCACCTCCACCTCTGTTAAGTTTAACAGGGTTAGTTAGTGTTTCACCATAGCCAAGAAGCATATTTTTATCATTCATTGTCTTCATCCTCAACCGTCAAAACCTTACGTACTTGTGACCTTGAAATCCCCAAATCTAAAGCGATTTTTCTTTGTGATACATTGTTGTTTGACATGTTTTTTATAACATCATCAAGTGACACGCCATCTAACAACTCATCAATTAAAGCTGAACTTAAAGGAATATCTTCTATAATGGCATTTCTTTTAGCTTGATTTATAGCTCTCTCAAGAACTGCATATGAAACTTTTTCGAGTTTTGTAGCAATATAGTACGATAAGCTATCTCCAATATTTTTAGAACAGAGATATCTTCTCATTAGGTCTTGTGTTGGATATTCAAAATCAATAACTCGATCGAATCTTCTCCATGCAGCAGGATCAAGCAGCTCCGCATGGTTAGTTGCTGCTATAAGAACAGACGTATTTGGCCATTCATCAATTGCTTGCAATAATACTGTAACTAATCTTTTTAGTTCTCCAACATCTGTTGCATCATCCCTTTTTTTAGCAATCGCATCAAATTCGTCAAGAAGCAGTACACAAGGGAATGACGAAGCATAATTGAGGACTGCCTTAATATTATTACCCGTTTTCCCCAAGTAGCTACTCATTACACTTGCGAGATCTAATGTTAACAATGGCATATCGAGTTTAAAAGCGAGCCACTTTGCAGCCAAAGTCTTCCCCACACCGGGTGGTCCTCCCATAAGAAGAGATTTGGAGGGATGCAACCCTTCTTTATAAAGGCGTTCTTTCATTTCCCACTCAGCCACAAATCGATTCAGTTGAACATCAGTTTTTGTTGGCCAAACAGGTTCAACATCAATGACCACAGGATATGTTTCAACTAGCAGCTTTTGTCTTGTATCCGCATCAACAGGTGTTATTTTAGGAACAACTGGATTAGCCCTTTCGACTGCAATTGCGCCACCCGTATTAATAAGTAAATCTTCTAATTTACCCGCTAATTCAGGAGATTCTTTTTTTAGTTTTTTTGCCATAATCCGCAACCGCATGAGGAGACTTTCCCTCTTCCCGGTAAGAGCATCACTGACAACATCAATGAGCATTTCGTTTGTAACGTTTATCATCTAACCACCCTTATGGCAAAACCGAACCACTTTTCAAACAATCATACACCAAAAAAACCTTTTTAAGGTAATTTTGAACCAAAAAAAATATTTTTAGCACCACAAATGCTCAAAACAAAACCAGTGACACTTTTGTATAACAACTAAAACCACCTATCGACAAAAATTTAGCTAAACCTTTTCAGCGCGCGCTCGTATCCCCGCCACGCCTGCCCGCTTTATGTAGTGGTTTTCATGCACCTGCATGATCTACGCAAAAGCCCGCCAGTTCTGGCGGGCCTTAGCAAAAACGATCCTCAAACGATCATGCGATCTCATGCGGCATAGACATGCACTACAGAGCTAACGCCTCGCAAGGGCTCGTTGTTCAACCTTGCTGACGCCAGAAACAAGTTCAGACGCCAGCAACGTTTCTTAATGCAGCCAGCTGTCGTCTTCCCACACCTTCTGCATAATTTTCATCACTTGTTTTCTTTCTTCGTCCAGTTGCAGTCCGGTCAGTTCCACACCGTTAGAGCTACCTTTGCGGATACGAATTACCGTTTTGGGATACAGGGGGCGCAGATTGCGGTAAAGCTCGGATTCAAGGGCGTCCAGTGTAGACTGGCTAATCTTTTGCTCTTTATCGATCATTATTTCAATGCGCATAAAAGTCACCTCAGCTGATGACATCCATTGAGCGGTTGTATTCGTGGGTTCTGATTTTTGCCATGAGTTCATCTGTCAGTTCAGAAACCCACTGCAGGGCCAGCCCCTTCTCTTCATCACTACACTCACTAGCCGCTACAAGCTTAAGAAAAAAATCAATGCGCTGGAGCTTCAAAGACTCCAAAAAATAGTCCTGCATCTTTCCTCCTATGACACCAAAGCAATACTGTATACATAACCACTGTTTATATTTACAGTATATAATAATCTTACTGATGTAAAACGTTTTTTTACGTTCATCAGCCTGATATGCCTGGTATTATTAAGAGCACGAATTGTTAACCCGCGTAATTAATACAGATTCCGCCACTTATCATCTTCCCGCAAACGCTGGTTCCGATAGAAGATACGCAGGCCTGCTCCTGACGGAATACTGCCACCGCGAAGGAGTAAATCGACCTCTTTCTCGCTGCCATCAAATCCTCTGGACTTCAGTTCATAGACGAGCTGCTGTCGCTGATGATCTGTAATTCGCTGTTTGTAGTCTTTACGCCGTTTCGGCTTAACCAGGCGTAACCTTGCTGCCAGTTCCCGGCGCTCTTTTTTGCTCATACTGTGCAGGTAATCGTGCAACTCCTTGTCATCCATGCGGGTAATGTCCGTTCTGGTGTCCCCATCAGCTGATTTATCTTTCTCCTGTTGGTTCAAATTTTCCGCAAGGGGACAGTTATTGCCACGAGTCCAAGGGGCGCAAGCGCCCTGGTCGGCTGCCGCCTCCTGAACGTCAACGGCTTTACGAACCATTTTCCACTTCACTGCATGAGTGCAGATCTTGCCCTCTGCAATGGGTGACCAGATGCCATAAATACGAATACCGTGATCGCCATAGGCGGTCGGCTCTTCGTTGATTTCATAAGCGGTTCTGATGAGGTGATATTTACGGGGAACCAGTACGCCGCCCTGCTTCATGATATAGGTGGCAAAACAACCAGCATCAGCAGCAGCCAGAATGGCATCAAGGCGCGGGTTATCCAGTACCGGCGCACCTGCTTTTTTGTCACCCTGCTGCCTTGCCGCCTGACCAGCCAGCAATCGCAGTTCACGGTAAGCCTGACGCCCCGGAATGCCAAAGAAGCGGAATTGCTGAACACGATGCAGAGACGCCCAGGCATTAACGTATTCAGCGTTATCACGCAGAGATTTACCCGTTTCCTTGCTGATCTCGCCAGCCAGACCACGCCCGTCAATATTCTTACTGATATATTTCGCGATGTAGCTTGTCGGCGTTCCTTTGCGCGGATTAATCAGCTCAGACTGAAAGCGCGGCCCCGTGTTATTGCCCAGCTCCTCGCGGTCTTCACGGATGGCAAAGTTACGCAGTAATGCAGTGATGGCGCGGCGGTCTTTTTTGCGCATAAAACACAACAGGTGCCAGTGAACTGTACCGTCATGATGCGGCTCAGCCACCCGCACGCCATACCACCGCAATCCGGCTTTGTGCATTGCCTTACGAAATGCAGCAAACATGCCGACCAGATAATCACTGCTTTGTCTTACCGTCGCATTTGTCCAGGTCGGGTTGGGCCTGCCGTTATTTAGCGTGGAATGGAAACGTGACGGACAGGTGATGGTGTAGAAAACGGCGCAGTCACCGCGCATTTCCGCGATAAGCTCCAGACCTTTAACACAGGCCATCATCTCATTGCGGCGATGCGCAGGGTTGCTGCTGCTGGCGTTTACCACATCCTCCATGTCCAGCGTGTCGCCGTCTTCGTTCACCAGTTCATGAGAACGGAAAAACTCCAGCGACTTACGGCGCTGCTCACGTTTATGCATCACGGCTTCATAGCTGACATAGGGAGATGCTTTTTTGCTGACAAGGCAGACAGCACGCAACTGCTCTTCCCGCCATTCGCAACGCATCTTCCATAATTTCCGATACCACCAGTCGGCGCACAACATACGCGCCAGCGAACCCGGAATGAGTTCATAGGGCACGGGTTTACGGCGGTTTCTTTTCCGGCGGAGTTGCACAAACGCAGGTGGGATGACATCCAGTCGCAGGGTTTCTGCTGCCACCCTTTCCCATGTCTTGCGGATTTCTTCTGGCTTAACGTCATCGGTGGCATACAAATCGCCACAAGCTGCATCAAGGCACATGCTCATATGCGCAGCTACCAGGGTGGACAGGCGTTTCACCTGATCCTGACTCATTTCAGGCAGGATCAGCAGGCCGTCCAGCCCTTCATGGCTCGCCATAAAGCGAAAAGAAGTGGATAGCTGACTGTCGCGTACATGCTCCAGCCGTTCCAGACATGGCTTAATCGTCTCACGCAAATAGCGGGAATAAGCCTTTGGCCTGCCCAGGCTGCTGAAGTATTCAATACGTTGCATCAGCGGCTTGCTGATATGGGAAGGCTGGGCGTTGACGTCAGCCAGAATGACCATGTCTGGATTAAAACGCTGCTGCTCATGCGCCAGCTTTGCCCGGCTAATGAGCTTATCCTGCTCCATTTCGCGCTGGACAGGATCACGGGATTCATTAAAGAAATAACGCTCCCAGACCTGCTCACTCAGTGCCTCGCGGCGCAGTTGTTCCTGCTCGTTATCGGCAGCATACAGAGTGATCAGGTTTGAAAGTGCAGACTCCGGCGCAACTTCCGCCGGGTCCAGATAAGGGTTAATGGCCTTTTTCGGGCCGTTCCATGAAAATGATGCGGCGGCCTCGTTAAAGCCGCTAGAGTTGCTCATATCGTCATGACTCATACACGCACCTCGTACACAGCAGAACTATCTACGCCACGCGAAGGATCAAATCCCACCCAGCAGCGCGCCCCGGAAACAGCAATGATTTCTGTTGCAGATTTACTCTTGCCAGCCGACACGCCGATGCTGCGTTTTGCCTTGATGTAGTGGTGAGTGAAATTGCGATACAGCGAACGAATCAGGGATGTGTCACTGTTAGAAACAATGACCGGATGACCTTCAGATGATCGATGTTCAAGAACGGATGCCAGGTGATACTGGTCATCCTCAGTGAAGCCATCAGTGTGATAGCCGGAAAACGTACCGTAATAAGGCGGATCGCAATACACCACATCCCCCGCCTTCAACATCGCCAGCGTTTCATCAAAGCTGGCGCAGATAAACGTTGCTCGCTGGGCTTTTTCTGCAAATTTGCGAATTTCTTTTTCAGGGAAATACGGATTTTTATAATTCCCATAGGGAATGTTGAAATGCCCGCTCTTGTTATAGCGACATAACCCACGGTAACCATGACGATTGAGATACAGGAAATATACCGCTTTCATGAAATCAGTAATTTCAGTGGAGTAATTAAACTCCTGCCTTATGTTGTAATAAGCCACCTCCCTGTTTGCTTCCTCAAATAAAGCTCTGGCACGAGATATAAACGCCTCGCAATCAGCAGCAACCTTTTTATAGAGGTTGATTAAATCAGGATTAATATCCGCAACAAGATAGCTGGGGTAATCCGTCTCTATCATCACAGCACAAGAACCCGCGAAAGGTTCAACCAGTCGCGGGCCAGCAGGAAGGTATTTTTTCAGTTCTGGCATAATGGCGGTTTTATTACCCGCCCATTTCAGGATGGTGCTCATACAGCACCTCCGTTGTAATGTTTACCTTTCAGCTCTGCGATTTCCTGACAGGTAATGCAAAGCTGCACTCCCGGAATGGCGCGGCGGCGTGCTGGCGGAATTGGCGCTTCACACTCTATGCAAAGCACGCGAGACACGCCCGGTGTTTTGGCACGGGCAGCACGGATGTGGCGCTGGCGTTCTTCTTCAACGCGCTGCTGTACGAGATCCATTGCATCAGCCATCAGTGGATCTCCTGCGCTTCGTTCTGGATTGCTTCAGCAGTCACACGCAGCAGTTCTGCCGCTTCGACGTGGTTTAGTTGGCGGGATGTGATATGACACGCCAGGCTATCAAGGCGAGCTGCCATTGCTTCAGCCCTTGCCCGGCGTTCTTCCAGACGAGCCTCTGTCAGTAAAATATTAAGCCCTGCATCATCCGGTCCGGTTTTAGTCGTGAGGGTTTCAATATTACGCATAATCAATTCTCCTGAATTTAGATAAAGGGATGCCCGGCGGGTTTACGCCATTAATTTCATTAGTTGGTTAATTCGGCATGGTTAGCCGTCTGGGAAATAAGCTCACCACTGCACGAAAATGATTCATTGCTTTAATCAACTCCCGCTTTTCGTCAGTGGTCAGCTCATTAATGCTGATGCTATGACGTTCAGCTGGAATTTTTGCCATAAAGAATATGGCAGCCAGTGCCCTTTTATTTTGTTCATTATTGATATCCCATGGATCACGCATATCTTTAATAAACCGCTCAAGCTCTGACTCAATATTTAGGCCAAAAACTTTCGCCCTTAACTCCGCAATGTGATTAAGTCCATTCAGGCGTTCACCGGGGCTTAATGGAACAGTCGCCGCAGTGCCTTCAATAGCCATTTGTTCCCCCGTTTTTTCGTAGATAGTTCTGCCAGCAATTCATCTTGTGAACGGCACGGATGCCAGCGTTTACCATCCTCCCCCATGATCCAGCCGTGACCGTAATGCATTGCCGGGCTTTGTTTAACCAGCAGCGATGCAAATGATGGTTCTTTCGTCAGCATAAGCACCTCACAGCAAACCAAATGAAGCACCGAGGCCAGTCACGGTATCAACTGCACTCGCCATCGCAGGATTAGCCTGTAAACGGGCCTGCAATGAAACAGCCGCCAGCGCCATCAGTCGTGTTACAGAGTTAATGCTGCTGATAGCATCACGACGACCGGCACAGGTTTTTACATCGCCAGACACCGTACCTGCAGCAACACGCCCGATCTCTGCGGTTGCACTCATGACGTAATGTGGCAGTTTCTCTTTTGCCACCTCATTAATCGGTACACATGGCAGACAATGAATCTGTGCCAGAAAACCATCTACCAGCGTTGAATCTTCAGTCAGATCGGTAAGCAGCCAGATTTCTGGTGCGGTTAATAAATGAGGCTGAGCTGGGTTCAGCTTGTTCCGCAGAATCTGCACATTCATGCCTGCACGTTCTGCCAGTTGCACCAGATTGTGGCGCAGTGCAAATGCACGACAGGCTTCATCAAAATGTGGATGTTTGGAAACTTGGTAATCAAACATGGTCAATGCCTCTGATGTATTTCAGAATCGAACTAATTAAGGTTTAGATTGCATTCTGAAAGCGCATCAACGGTCATTGCTGCTATGTTGATCATCACTTTTTCGCGTTTTTTATCTTTGCGCAGACGGTGACGGATAAGGCGTCCATCAGCCAACATGTCATTGATGGTATCGATGGATAGCCCTGTCAGCTCGCTATAGCGTTCAATAGTCACATGAGGCGTGGTAAGAGTGATTGAAATGTTAGGTCTCATGATGCAACATTCCTCGTTTAATGATGATTAATCAGGACGAATACGGATCGTTTGTATTTTGTGAACACCATAAACATACGATCGCACAGTGAAATCGTCAAGATAAAAGTTCACTTGGAGTGACCATGAATTTGGAGAAAGGCGGACGAGGCGCCATAGAGCGCATGGTAGAAGCTTATGGATTCAAGACTCGACAGGCGTTGTGCGATCATTTAGGAATCTCTAAAAGTACACTCGCCACACGCTACATGCGTGACTCATTCCCAGCAGAATGGGTAATCCAGTGCGCCCTTGAAACAGGCACCTCGCTTAATTGGCTCACAACCGGGCATGGTTCAAAGCAAACTTCAGGTAATACAAATACTATGGAAGTTGCTAAATATGTATTATCTGATGGGGCCTTGTGTGAAGACGGTTTTTATATTTTCGATAGAGAATTTCTACCGTCGGCATTCAAGAATCTTTTTGTAATCACAGATAATAATTCTGAATTTATTTGTGATAAGGAATTTGATGATATACGTGATGGTAAATGGGTAATAAGTATTGATGGCGAAATAACGATCCGTGACATTACTCGTTTACCCGGTGGAAGAATCTTCGTCGAGGGTGGAAACAGAGCCTTCGAATGTAAGATAGAAGACATTGAAATAATTGGTAAAATTATAAGTTTAACAGTCAAGTATGTTAAATAGTACCGGGAGGAAATTATGCTTGGTAAGGTATTTTTTGTGGTTTTGTCATGTTCTTTGTTATTAAACCCACTAGCTACCTATGCTAGAAATTATCCCTGCTCAGGGAAAAAGGGAGGTGTTTCTCACTGTACCTCTGATGGCAAATTCGTTTGCAATGATGGAACTATTAGTAAATCCAAAAAAATCTGTACTAAAAACTCACGATAACTTTTGCTTTTATATCTGCGCCTAAAATAAAAATGAGCCACAGGTTAACCGCAAAAGTTACATGATCACATAGCAAAAAGAATAGCCTACTTCATTATGGCTTCAGTGAGATGTATGGTCGCAGGATTTCATACATTGACACTGGTTATACATACAGTAAAAATGCTCTCTATTGGAGGGCATTTTTTATGGCTGTACGAAAACTCACCACAGGAAAATGGCTTTGCGAATGTTACCCCGCCGGACGTAGTGGGCGTCGTGTGCGTAAACAATTCGCCACCAAAGGCGAAGCACTGGCTTTTGAGCGTCACACGATGGAAGAAACCGAAGCAAAGCCCTGGCTAGGTGAATCAGTGGATCGTCGAACACTGAAAGACGTGGTTGAGCTATGGTTCAAACTACATGGTAAATCACTGACTGCTGGGCAGCATGTCTATGACAAATTGCTGCTGATGGTTGACGCTCTGGGCAATCCCCTTGCAACTGATCTAACCTCTAAAATGTTTGCCCACTATCGAGATAAACGCCTGACAGGTGAGATCTACTTCAGCGAGAAATGGAAGAAAGGAGCAAGCCCGGTCACCATTAACCTGGAGCAAAGCTATCTAAGTAGTGTTTTTAGCGAACTATCCCGCCTGGGCGAATGGTCGTATCCGAACCCACTGGAGAACATGCGAAAATTCACCATCGCAGAAAAAGAGATGGCATGGCTTACCCATGAGCAGATTGTTGAATTACTGGCTGATTGCAAACGTCAGGACCCAATTCTGGCACTGGTAGTTAAGATATGCTTAAGCACAGGCGCACGCTGGCGAGAAGCCGTAAATCTTACTCGTTCACAGGTGACCAAATACCGAATTACCTTTGTACGAACGAAGGGGAAGAAAAACAGAAGCATCCCTATCAGTAAAGAGCTTTACGAAGAGATCATGGCGCTTGATGGGTTCAATTTCTTCACAGACTGCTATTTTCAATTTTTATCCGTGATGGAAAAAACGTCTATCGTGCTCCCTCGCGGTCAACTCACACACGTTCTGCGCCATACGTTTGCGGCGCACTTCATGATGTCGGGTGGAAACATTCTGGCCTTACAAAAAATTCTCGGACACCACGATATAAAAATGACTATGCGTTACGCACATCTGGCACCGGATCATCTGGAAACGGCGCTCCGTTTCAATCCTCTGGCAACGCTGCCAAGTGGCGACAAAGTGGCGGCAGCGGTTGGCATTACCCCGTAA